CGACCGTTCGTGTCGCCCGCGTCCAAAGTGGTCTCCGCCGCATCTAAGACCTTGATTTTGAAAGTGGTGTCCGAAGCCGTGGTGAGGGTGTGCTTCACGAAGAAACGCCCCCGCCCGGACGCGGTGTCGATGTGCGTCAGATCGTGCGGGATCAGCGTCGTGCCATCAGCCGCGTAGGCGCGCACGTTGCCCCCGTCCTCCCGGACAGCAAGCCAGAAAGCTACAGGCATGTCGTTCAGGTCGACCATGACAGGGAAGTCCGTGAGGTCGGAGCCTACCGTGCCGGACGGGACCGTGACGTCGAAAGTGTCTACGGCAGGACCGCTGCCACCCCCGCCGCTGGACGCGAGGGAGCCGAGGATGTGAAGGTTGCTCATGCTCTGGCCTTTTCTGTGAGTCAAAAACTTGGTCATGTCGTGATGTCTCCCGACAGGATGTATGCGTTGGTCCCGTCTGGGATCAGAGACGCGGCAGAATAGCGGGTCCGCATCTTCAGCGCACCGTCCGCAGACCGGATCGTCACCCCGGCCCCTGCGACGAAGGTGGTTTGCCCGAGACCCATTTGGACGACCATAAGTGGCTCCGTCCCCACGAGTCCCGAGTTGATTGTGACCGTGTTTGCCCCGGCAATGTCTATCTTCTTGACGACGTTCCCGGCGAGGTCCGAATCGGTGAGGACGTAGTTTGAGGTTTGCGTCTGCCGCGTGATCGGGACCACACCAGACGTCGCGACCCAACTCGACCCGTCGAACCGAAGGTATTCGCTAGTGTCCGAAACCCACATGCGAAACCCGTCAGACGGCGTGAGGTAGACCCACGCCCCGTCGTCCCGGATCGCCACGTCCTCGGCGTTGGTATCCCCCGTCGGGACAATGTAGATGTCTCCGTTGCTGGGGGAGCCGGGAAGGCTGGTCGTGGCCGAAAGCGCGGAGCCGCCGACCATGACCGAAAGAGCCAACAGGTTCGCGTCGTTCTCTGGACCCCAATCATTCGCCCCGGCGGGCCAGAAGCCCGTGAGACCGAGGCCGGGAAGTGTGCGTTTAGCCATCTCGGCCCCCTATCACGCGGCTGCGACTGTGAAGCCGCCTACCGAGGTTTCACCCGAGATCGCGATCCCGTAAATCTTGTCCGTGGCGGACAGGTCGTTGAAGGCGACCACAGAAAGGTCGTTCTGGTCAAGAACGATGCCGTCGGTCACGTCCGCCGCCGGGAGGCTCGTCGCGATGACGATCCGGGCCGGGTCCGGGCCCTTGACCTGAATCAAGGCCGAGGAAAGTGATTCCCCGATCAGAACGTAGGCGTCTTTCGTGAGTGTCTTATCTGTGATTGTCGTGGTCATGGTCATATCCTTTAGCTGGGCGCACCGTAGCTATACCCGTAATTGCGTCCGTAGCCAACGCGCTCAATATCGAGCAGGAGAACGGTGGGTTGGACTGATTCGATACTGTCTCGAACAGCATACAGCTTCACGTCGATATATCTCTCTGCGTTCAAGAAGTCATCCGGCACGATCTCGAACGTGGTAGCCCCTTCTGCGATGCCGGAATACTCGTGAACAACCGTGCCGTCGCTGCGATTGCAGACCTTGATCGTCGTCGTCTGTCCGACTTCAGGCGTGACTGTTGTGCCGCCCCAGAGCGGAGGCACCGTGTCCTCATCGAACCTATTCCGGTTGGCCCACGTCACAGTCAGGGACGACGGAACCGTGGACGCCCCAGCCTCCGTGTAGCTGGCCTCGGCAAAGCCGTTCCCTTCGATCCCCCCGTCCGCTGGGCGGTGCGGCGCGTAAGGCCGATCCGTGGGCGTGAAGGTCTCGGTCGTCATAAAGGCTTCGTCGAGAACCCCCCCGGAGTTGGTCGTCTGGACCTCATAGAAAGACGCAGTTCCCGAGGCATGTTCCGACGGCTCGATCTGGATCAGGCTATCGTTCAGGAACCAGATAGGGTCCCCGATCACCCAAGCCTTTGGCGTCGTGTCGAACATGCCGCGCGCGACCTGATACCCATCGTCGCCGTCGTCGTATGCGTAAAGCATTACGATCTCGCTCGTGTCGTCGCCTAGCCCGATCTGGTAGAAGTCCCCTTCCTCCGGTTCTGCGAGAAGCCCGGTGATCCGGCGAATCTCGCCGCCCGTGAGGGTCGACATGGCTTCCCGAGGTAGTGCGACTTCCAAGGCTCCCAGAGGCGTGGACTGCAATTCGGCCAAGGTCTCGACCGCGACCGACCCGTTCGGCTTCGTCACTTCCCCCCACAGGATGATCGTGTCTATGGGCTGATCCGCCGTGTTACCCAAGACGGTCATCCTGACGCTCGGGTAGTCGTCGTCATCCACGTCGGTCAAAGCCATGCCCGAGCGCAGGAGCAAGGGCAGCGGCGTCGTGGTGATCGAGATCGTTTCGAGGGGCATAGGTTCAGGTTGGATGCCGTCCCACGCTGTTGGATCAACCGGGTCGTATGTCGTCTGCCCGAGGCCAAAGATGTCTTCGGTGACGGTCAGCTTCATCTTCGAGTCGCCCGGCTGGCCGTAGTCTACCTTGTAGACCCGCAAAGGCATGTCGACGATCCCGTCGTCCGGCCACGAGAACTTGACCACCTGACCGGGCTTTACGGCCCCGGCGCGCGTATTGGCTACGAGGTCGCATGAGAACGTCGGATAGCTGGCCGACCGGAGATCGCGGCCCCCAATGAATTGGGCGAGCCGGGAATACCGGACGCCGTAGTAGCCCCGAGTCTCTGACCTGATACCGCCCTGCATGGCGATGTTCGCAATGTCTTGGAACGTGATCGACGTGTCTTCGCCGTTGTCTGGGTCCGTGTATGTGATGACGATCTCATTGCTGGTCTCGGACATCGCCTTGCGCTGCCTGTTGTTGGCCGTGCAGTTCGACGGGTCGAGCGTGATGCACTCGTCGAGGTCATAGTCGCCCCGGATCAAGACGATCTCCCAGAGGCCCGTTTCAGGGTCCAGATAGACCATGCCCTGAATGTGATCGCAGACCTCTTGCACGAACTTCTCTACGGCAGACTGTTGGGTCCACATCATAGTCAGCCCGAAGCCTTCCGAGATCAGGACCTCCGCCGCGTAGATGAAACTGTCCCCGATGTCCGCGTCAGGGACTCCAAGGCCCCAATCGTCGTTCGTCAGGCACTCCCGGATCATGTGCGACGGGTTCGCGTCCAACACTAGCCCTGACAGGATCGCGCGCCGGACAGCGTTCGACAGCCCTTGCGTGTCGGACCCCGAGATGACCGGGACCCCATCCTGCGTGGTGTTGTCGAGTTGTGCTGTAAAGGTCGTGTTGGCCTGATTGTAGTTGATGGCGTAGAGGTCGACCGGGTTCCCATTCGCCTTGCTGAACTCTCCGCTGTTTTGGTCCAGCATGTCCGCCGCCGGGCCGGAGGCCGCAGAACTAAAGCCGTCGTTCGAGGCTGCGTCCGTCACGAGAATGATCGAGCGCCCCGCCAAGTCGTCGTTCTTGGTCGTCTGGAACCACGTCTCGGCAGCCGTATAGGCCGGGACGACATCGCCCCCGAAAAGCTGGCCCGTGGAGTCAATGAACGCCCTGATCTCGTCGATGTCGGTCGATGTGACATCCGTGCGTTCGATGGACACATCACCAACGCCGGAGGACCAGAACCGGACTCCGAGGTCGATCTTGTTGCCCAACGAGATCGCCAATTCGATGAAGTCCAAACTATCCCGAACGGAATTTTTGATCGTGTTGAACTGGCTTCCCGACAAAGACTGTGATCTGTCCAACAAGAAGTAGATCGAACGGTCGCCAATGTCCCCGCGAGGGATCGCGGACAAGTGGTCTTGCCAGCCCTTCGGGATACGGGTCACGTCCAGCCACGTCGGGGGCAGGTATGGGTTGTTCATCACCCACAGAAAGCCTTGGTCGTCCGCGTTGCCCCGGAACATCAGGTGGGCGATGCCCCGGTATCCGGGCATTGTGGTCGGGGTCAGGCCATACCGGGAAGCCGACGCTGCGGTCATTAGCTGATCCGAGTCGCCCATGTAGACATCCACGGTCCCGGCAACCCCCCCTTCTTTCTTCTTGCCACCGAAAGCGTCAAGCGCGTTGATCGCCAGCGTCGAGGTCCGCGAGATGTGGCCTTCCCAGACCAGCTTCTCTTTGACCCAGATGCCGTTCAAGGAATCGAGGGGACCATGACAAACGCCGTAGTCCAAAGTCAGGTAGTATTCCGCAACCTGATATTCGGTTTTACCCTTACCGCCGCCGCCCATTGTCAGCCTCCCGTGCTTCAGCGGCTTTGATCGCGCGCTCCAAGTTTCCATCCTTTATCGCACGGAATCTCTCGATGTCGATCCCATCCCGGACGAACTCCCGGAAGTCGAAGTTGTGGCGCGTCAAAAAACGGCGCTGCCCGGAGATGCAAAGACCCGCCTTGAAGCCGTCTTCAGGACGAACTTTAATCATTTCTTGCCGCCCTCTTTGTAGGTCTTCTTCACGGTCAACTTGTTTGTCGAGTGCAGGATGTTCAGCCCTTTGATTCTCGGGGACCCCCAGATCACCATGATCGGGGAACCCGTAGAGTTTGTCGGACTATCCATGTCCTTCGTCTCCGGTGGCTGGGGGGCCTTCGGCTTCGGCATGATGAGGTATGCCACAATGTTCAGGGCGATCCCGATCAGGAGGGTTGCGAACCAGCCAATCATGTCAAATCTGCGACTTGTTGATCGGGTTCTCCGTGGGAATCCAAGGCTGGCCCCCGAAGTTCACGATGTTGTCGTGCAGGTCCGTGCAGTCGCCCCGGAGCCGATTGCACCCGAGAGCGACTTCTACCGTGTCTCCGATGTTGAGAGCCGATGTCGGCCCGGCCAACTGAAGCGTCACCGCCCCTTCTGTCCCCAAGATCATTCTCTGTTCCTTCCCGAAGTCCCCGTCCCATTTGACCTTCCCCGCCCGGAATTTGTTACGAGGGATAGGGCCCTCCCAATCCGGGGCCAGTTCGATCCATGTTCCGCCCATGTCCACGACGGTATGACTCGTAGTCGCAACGGCCTCGGAGGCCCCGCAGAGCGCGCCGTAGAGGACGTGCGGGCAGGATAGCTGCCAGTTACGGCGCAGGCCGCTCTGGCGCATCGTTGTGGACGCAGGTTCGCACGACAGCACGGCTCTCTCGACGCCGCCGCTGGTGTTCTCCCGGCTGCACTGCAACACGCGACCGACCCATACCGCGTTGAACTTCTGGTCGTGGTCGTTCACATGCCCTGCGAAAACCTTCAGGCTCACCTTGAAGCCCGGCGGGTATGTGCGGAAGATTTCTGCAATCTGGGCCGAGAGCGGGACGGTGACTTTCATCTGCGTCTTATCCAGCCCGGCGGAGGACGTGATACGCCCCCGCTCAATCGGGATCGGCTCATAGGTCTTCCCGCCGAGCGTGATCGCCCGTTCCCCGTCGGTGTAGGCGTAGTATGTCGAATCGCCCGTCTCAAACAGGTAGAGTTCGACTGGCTCGCCCCAGAAGGCTTCATCATCCATTATGGCTTACCCCTAAACGTCACGGTGTCCACGACATTTTCGTAGGCCGTGTCACCCGGCAACGTCGCTGTTTTCGTATAAGTTAGTTTGACATACGCTGAACGGGCCGGGATGTCATCGACAAAATCCAAAGACACGTCGCCAGACGCGGTGATCTCGTGCGTGATCGTCGCGCCGATCTGGTCCCCGAGAGCGCCGAGAACTTCGGTGTAGAACTTAACCGTCACCCGTAGCAGGGCCTCTGCATCCATACCGTCGCTGATCTTCTTAGCCTCGGTGGACCAATGCAGCCCGAGCGATCCGAGGACATCCCCCGTAGAGATAAAGCCGTAGCCGCGCATGTCGTAGGTATGCGTCCCGTTGTCCTCCGCCGTGGTGATCGGAAAATACCCATCGCCGACAGCTTGGTAGGCCCGGACCTGTTGGATCGCGACCTTGGCTTCCCCTACCCGGCTGGTCGGCCAGAGCATCGTCAGCTTATCCGTCGCCATGCGCCAGAGCGGGAGCCAGCAAATCTGGCGGACCCGAGAATAGGTCAGGTCTGCTGACCAATTATTCTTCATCGTGATTACTGTGTTCCCGAGGGCTTTCGCCATCGAGTCGACCGTGTTGCACTCATGGGTCCCGTCGGCAAAGAAGACGATGACCCGATTCATGTGGACCGAACCGTCGTGCCTGTCAAAAACAACAGTCCCGTTGGCCGTGAGCGTATTTGTCCCCGACAGAGATTCCCCGGCCAACTCCATGTCGTCCCGCCAAGTCGGCATCCAGAACGAGTGCCTACGACCCCGCTTTCGGTGGGCAAACTGGATCAGTTCTTCCGCCGCATCCGAGGACATGCCGGAGTATGTCGCAGCCCATGTGCGCGTGTTGAACGGTTGCGCGGCCCGGTGGTCGAAGACGCCACGGTCGAACGACAGCGTGGTCAGGTATCCTTGGATTCCCGCGTCCACAGGCTCGCGCCAGTTGGGCTTGCGGAGCCAGAGTTCTCTGCCGTCATACCAGCGGTCGTTCCGTTGGCTGCGGTAGACTTCCTCGTAGGTGTCGTTCGGGTCCTCCAAGAAGGTGAAGGTTATGCCGCCTGTTGTCGTCGTCACCCAGCGCGTGGCCAACTCTTGCTCCAAGCGACCGAGCATAGCCATGCGGACAAGCGTATTCGCGGGCCACTCGTAGGCCGTAGGGTCTTCCAAGGTGATCGCGTCTCCATCCACGCTCGCCACGGTCGCTAGTTCCTTCAGGGCGTCTGTCCCCCGGCCCAAAATAACCTTGGCCCCAGCCTTCAGCCAGAACGGTGTGTTGGACCCTTTGACCACGAACTTATCGTCCCCGATCTGGGCCGCCTCGCCCATGAGGGCAGCGCGCGTGGGGTCTGGGAGCCAGAACGGCTCCTGCGCTTTGTCTTCCAGATACTCGATGATGTCCTCACCGCGACGGGCGTGGGACTTCACGTCAAAACTGACCGTGCGCCGGGGCTGCGAGCGTTGCGCCTTGCGCTGCTCCGTCAGGTTCCGGGACTCGATGATCTCCGTCTTGTATTCACGGCTCATCTCGACGCCGGAGGACCAATCCGGCTCGTAGGGAAAAATGATCGCCATTAGAATACTGCCCCCGATACCGCGTTCTGGTTTGCCCGCATGAAGTTCAAGAAGACCCGCTCCCCTTCAGGGCTGTTCAAGGCCGCTTCGAGGAAGGACGGCGCGTCGATAGCGTTCACGATCTTCGCGTTCAAGGTCTTGCCGGACCCGCCGGACCCGCTGGCCTTCCCGCTGTTCAGGATGTGGCGTGGGTCGTCGCGTGTCAGAACTTCTTCGTTCTTTTTGGCGATGATCGGAACCTCTCCCGGACGCAGGCCCGGCATCCCGCCAACGTGGTAGCGCATGGCTCCGTTGAACACCGCCGGGTTGACCTTACGCCCCGCGTTGCCGGACCCGGCCCGCTTGGAGCCGACCCGGCCGCCCGCGTGGGCCACCCCGATCCCGAGGAAGTTGCCAATCCCGGTCCCTTTGAGGGCGTTGAAGATTGCCTGCTTGATAATCATCTGTGCGATCTGGCGCAGGAAGTCTGCGGCAAACTGCAAGAAGGCATCGCGCGCGGCCTCGGACGCCGACTTACCTTCGGCGATACCCTTGGCGAACGTGTCGAAGGCCGAAGCCAGCCCATTCATCAGGAGATCACCGACTTTCTTCCAAGAGAAGTAAGCGTTTTCAGCCTCTTGGCCGAACTCGGCAGACTTGATCCGCAGGGCTTCAAGGCGGGCGACCGCAGCGTCCCCTTGCTCACCGCCGACCGCCGACCACATGTTCTGGGCGTTGGTGATCGCGGATTCAAGCTGGCCGTTGATTTCTTCAATCTTGGCGCGCAGTTCCTCGGCCTTCTCGGTGTCCCCACCTTCGACCGCAGCGTCAAGCTGGGTCTTCAAGGAATCCCGGTATCCAAGAAGCTGATTGACCCGTTCCTCCGCATCGGCCCGACGTTCTGCCGAGTCCGCCGTGTTCTCGTCGATCTGCTGCTGGCGGAACTTGGCTTCGACGTTGGCGAGGATCGCCTGACGTTCCTGCTCCGTAAGCACGGTCCCGGCCTCTTGGGCGGCCAACTCGGCATCTCGAATGGCCTTGGCCTGCTCGCGGGCGACAAGCTGCTGGTCCGCGATGGACAACTCAAACTGCTGCTGCTCGATCCCGGCTGCCGTGGCGTCGTGGAAGTCCCGGACAGCTTCGGCCCGGCGTTCGGCCTCATCGGCCAGACGCGAGGCTTCGCGCTCTTGCTCGCGCGCTGCCGTATCCGTGGCTGCGGTCGACGTGAACAGGGCGGCTTCTTGGTTCCGACGACCCCGGTTGATCCCAGCGTTGTCCCCACCGAGGCCCCGAATCGCGTTGGCGATCTGTTCATTGGACCCCGTGCGCAGGGCTTCGACGATCCTGTCTGGGATGCTGCCGTAGTTATATGCAATGGATGTCAGGGCGGCTTTCTGCTGCGCCGTGAAGGTATCAAAGCGTTCGCCCCCGACTGCGGCCCGTGCTGCGGGCATGAACTCGGTCGTGATCCGACGCGCCAAGTCCCGGTTGCCGTCGGCCACCGATACCCGCATCCCGGCGACGATCTTCTGGACAGACCCGTCGGCCAACGTAACTGTATCCGAGCCGTAGCCCGCCCGGAGCGCATTGACATCCCAATACGGGGTTTCCCGGAAACCCTCAAACTGCCGAATCAAGGCCGAGGCCGCTTCCGTGCTATCCGTGAACCGTCCGAATTTGGCATCGACTGCCGCTTGCGTCAGGTCCATGAGACCTTGGTTCGCGGCTGCCAGAGCCTCTTGCTCCGCAGCGATCCGCATGATGGCGTCTGGCAGGGCGCGGGCGGCAATAAGCGCCTGTTGCAGCGCCCCTTCGATCTTCGCCGTCTCCTGTTCCAGCTTGGACATCTCGGAGGCTGCTTCCGGGAGTGTTTCCCGGAGTGCTTCCATCGCCGCATTGAACCTCTCGGTGGCCGCAGCCCCGGTGTCTATGGCGTCCCTCGAATCCTCGGCCCCGTAACGAAGTTCACGCAACGCTGCCGCTGCTTCTTCCGTGGTCCCCGTCAGCGCGATAAAGATCAACTCGGCTTCACGCACCGAGATTTCGAGGCCGCGAACGCCATCCGCAGCGTCTTGGAGTGACAGGATGAAGTCGCGATCAAGAGTCGGGTCTACGTCCGCGAGTTCTTCCAGACCAGCCTTGTATTCATCGACTGTCAAATTGCCATTACGGAACTCGTTTGCCAATTCGCGCAACTTAATCCGGGTTTCTTCCAAGCCGCCAATCGTAGGCTCGTAAAGGTTCTCGATGGCGAGAGGCGCGATGATGGCGTCCCGGCGCGTTGCCTGAAGTTGGTTTTCCAGAGTCCGAAGGTTTGCTTCAGCCTGTTGCGATGTGACGCGCGTGATCGTATCCGCCCAATTTTCCGAAGACTCTCCGGCGGCGTCGTAAGCGTTCTTTACATCGTCTACGATCCCACGGTGGTAGTTCATGGCCTCGGTGGCCCGATCCGCTTGCGTCGACCAATACCCGATAGCCGTAGAGACGGCGACTAGGGCCAGCCCGAGCCCGGTCGACGACAACATCCCCTTGAACGCAAGGGACAGGCCGCGCACCGCAATCGCGGCCCGGCCCACGGAGACGCCCATAGTGGCCGCACGGGCTTGCGTGGCCCCCATAGCCACATTGGACGCGATAAGCGCGGTGCGGAGGTTTTTGAACCCGGTAAACAGGGCCAAAACAAAAGGGACCAACTTGATCCCGACAAAGGCCCCGGCTGCTGCCGCTACCAGTTGGAAGTTGCTGGCGACGAACCCGATCACGTCCAACAAGGACGCAAAAGCCTCCGATAGGCGCGAGATAAAGGCTTCGGCGTCCGCAGACTGAAGGGTCTCCGTCAGGGTCCGCATCAGGTCCGTGAAGGAGTCGATGAACCCGGCCTCGCCGAAGGTCTTCAGGGCTTGGAACGAAGCGTTTTCGAGGCGGCCCATCTCGGCTGCCGTCGACTGAAGGCTCTCAGCGAGTTGCGGGCCGAAGCGTTTTTCGAGTTCGTTCCCGAAGGGGACCAAGGCTTCCGCCGTGACTTGGCCCTGCTCCATCATTTTGATGAGTTCTGCGGTCGTGACGTTGAGGCCGTCGGCCATGAGTTGCAGCGCACCGGGGAGACGGTCGCCAAGCTGCTGGCGCAATTCTTCCATCTGGACCGCGCCCTTCGACACGATCTGGGTGACGGCGACGAAGACGCCCTTCATTTCCTCCATAGAGGAACGGTTGACGCGGGCCGCCTCTGCGATCTGCATAAACAGACGCCGGGCTGGCCCCCCCTCAATCGCGGTATTCTTGGTGGCGATGGCGAACTTGGAGTATTCCCCGGCGAGCGCGCCGAACTCTACGCCCAACCGTTCCGCGTTGCGGCGCAGATAGTCCATCTCCTGCGCGACCACATCCATATCGCCGTCAAAGGCGACGTTGAGGCGGGCCTGCGCGGCCTCGACCTGCTGATAGGCGTCCACAACGCGCCGGAGGATGTCGATCACGCCATACAGGCCGCCGTAGGCCGCCACGAGCGACAGCACGTTGCCCCGGAGACGCTGGGTGAGCGACAGGGCCTTGCGCTTCTCGCCATAGATGTTCCGGTAGGCCCGAGCGAGTTGCTGACTGACCGTGAGTTCCCGTTTTTGCGCGGCCACGCCCGAACGAGTCTTCTGGGCCAGAGCGCCTGCTGCCGTCCCGGCCTTCTGGTATCCCGCATGGAGTTGGTTCAGGCTGGCTACGCTTTGGTCTGTCTTAGCCCGAGCCGTCTGAATGGCCGTCCCGGCTTGCCCTTGGAGACCCACGAACCGGGCCTGCGCCGTCGCCAGCGAATTAACATCCGTCCCGGCTTCCCGGTAGACTTGCCGAAGCTGGCCCAGCGTGTTGCGCTGCGTCAGGAACTCGGCCTTGGCCCCTTTGGACTCAATCTTCAGGCGCTCAAAGTCTTGGACCATCTGGCGCGTAGGGACGCCGACCCGGCCCATCTTGGCGGCCAGTTCGTTTGTCTCTTTCGCCAGTGCATCGAACTGAACCTTGGCTTCTTTCGCGGCGCGGGCTTGCGTCCCGATCTCAAGGCGAAGACCTTTGGCTCCGGCAGCCGAGAGTTCCTTCAACGCGGCCTCTGCCTGCTGGCTGGTCGCGGCGAACTGCTTCAGTTCTACTTTGGCTTTGTTGAGTTGGGAATCCTGCCGGGCGAGGACGTTGTTCGACTTGTCGAGCGCCTTGCCGAGATCAGCGTTCGCCTTCTCGGCGGCCTTGGTCTCGGTGACGACCTTCTGGTAGTCAGACCCGAGACCCGCGACGATACCTTCCTGCTTCTTGATCGCTGCCGTGCTGGCTTTGATCTTGTTCGCCGTGTCGCCCATCTTCGCGGCAAGCCCAGCCTGCTCGGTGCGCGCCCGAACGAGAGATGCCGCCAGCTTATCGCTCTCGTCGGCCTGACGAGCCAGCTTGGCGGTATTGGTTTCGAGGGATGAGGTCAGCCGCTTTGTCGGGGTATCCATGCCCCCGATCTGACGACGCAGTTCTGCGATCCGGGCCTCGGTCTTGGCCGCAGCCGCAGCTTTGGCTTCCAGCCGCTTCTCGATCCCGGAGACGTTCAGCTTCGCTTCGGCTGCTGCCAGCGCAGTAGCCTCTTTCTTCGTTTTCGCGAGATCGTTCTTGTATTTCTTCAGGGATGTCTTGCCGTCGGCGAGGGCCTTGGCCGCCCCGGCAACCCGTTGGCGCAGGGTCTCGACGCCCGCCGAGGACGACTTGAAGTCGCTATCGAGCCGTTTGACTTCTCCGCGCGTCCCTTTGACGGACTTCTCCAAACGCTCGACAGCGGTGTTCGCCTTGCCCAGCGTAGACGCCAAAACCTCCGCAGCGTTTCCGCCCCGGAGGTCTTTCTGGAACTGCCCGAAAGCGGCCCCGAGGGCCTGCATCGAGTTTTCCGTTTTGTCCGCTTTCGCGGTCAGATTCTTCTGCGCCTCGGAGAAGTCGTTGATCGCCGTCGTGATTGATTTAACGACTTTTTCAGCTTCGTCCTTGGCGCGGATTACGAGATCGACATCCTTGCGCGCCATCGTGTCCTCTTACTCTGTTGAATCGCCCACAGGCCGTATGGGTCCCGTTTCAACATTGAGGCTTTTAAGCGTCTTTGTAAACTGTTTGCGGGCATCCTTGGACAATAGGGCGTTGATCGCTTGCTGAAGAAGAAGGGTCTCGGTTGCCATTTTTGAGTTATGGCGCTCGATGATGATGTTGCTTTCGTCGTAGACCATGCCGAGGGGATACCTCATTGCCTCGGCATGTCCGTTTTCAAGCAACAGGCTTACGCTTCTGCGGAGGCCCCAATACCAGTCGAAGAAGTCTGGGTGACTGCTTCCATCGCCTGACGAACCTCCGACATCCATGTCACCACGAGCGCCACCAGCTTTTCCAGCGAACCCTCCGAGGCGAACGACAGGCTAAAGACTGCGCTCATCACTTCCGCCTGCTTATCCATCGGGAGCCGACGCATGAGCAGGATTCCGTCTTCGTTATACTCGTCTGCGGCCATCGCGAGGATCGCTGCCAGAACATCCGGGAACTCGGTCGAGACCTCCCAGATCAGATTGCGGACATCAGCTTCTTGGAGCGACTCGCTCCCGCTGGCCCAAATTTTCCCAAAGGCGACGACAAGCTGCGGGCCATACTTGTGGGCCGCCTGCATGACATCTGCGACGGTGATGCCGCGAACTTCGATTGCGCCTTCCGTGTCGTTCCGGTTCTTGAACTGGATGACCTCGGTTGCGATGTGGACGTTGGTGATTGACACGGGGATAATTCCTTTTGCTGGTCGTAGAGTCAGGAAGGCCCGCCCCCGAAAGGGCGGGCGCTGTTCTTATGCGTAGGCAGGCAGGCCGTCGCGATAGATGGCCTCTTTGCCCGTGGACTTCAAGACCTCAATGGACAGAGGAATCTGCTGCCACTCGTCGCCCTTCAGCGCGTAGTCACCGTTGGGCGACAACTTGATGTAGGGCAACATGTAAACGCAGTCCGTGCCTTTGGGGTTCTTGGTCACGAACATCATCGCGCCTTCGACCGGATCGGAACCGGAGATCACGCGCGAACGTGTCGAACTGGCGACGGCGTAGGTAACGTCGATGTCCTCGCCGTCTGTTGCCAGAAGCGAGCCTTCGAGGAACGTGATGACGCCAATGTCCAGATCGACGGTGTAGTCCACGTCTTCAACGAGCGTGGTCCCAGCGGGAGACACGGCGACGGCAAAGTCAGTCGGGTCGATGCCGAAGTAGCCAGCCGGGTTGCTCGGCGTTACGCCCAGCTTGTAGGCGTGATCGGCCTTGATGCCCGTCAGGGTTTCAGTGTCTTGCGCGACGATTGCTTGGGTCAACGCAGTGGACGAGCCGAAGAAGAACAGCGCGACGTTTTCAGGGTCGATGTTGTCCGTAATCAGCGAGCCAGTGCGGTTCACTTCCAGCGGCACGGAGTCATCTTTTTCTTTGATGCCCTCGTCCGAGTTGTAGTGGTCGAGCGTATCCTGCTCGATGTTGAGACTCATCTCTGGCGTGTTGCCCAGATAGCGAAAGCCCTCGGGGTTTTGCGTCCCGGACTTGAAGCGCGAGAAGTAGACCTTCCCGCGACCTAGTGTGTAGTTCTTGTCGGCCATTTTGATACCTCGTTCTTTACGGCTTCAGTTTCATGCGTTGTAAGGATCGGCCAAATCTTCCACAATATCCAGCGTGATCGTAAGCCAGAAATATGCTTTGGCCGATATTTCGTCGGCAGGCCGGACAACACCTGTCCCGATATACATCTTATCGACGATCCCGCCAAGTCCGAAGATACCGTCCTGCGGTTTGTCCCAATTCTCCTTCTGTTTTTCAAGCCCGAAACACTTCTTCACGTCCGCCAGAAGAAGGTGCGCCGGGTCCGTAGGGTTGTCCCGGTCGTCCGGGGCAAAGCCCTGAACCATGAGTTCCCAGCCGCCCTTGCTTTCGGAGCCGGGCGAGGGGAGTTGGTCGACCGGGATCGGGACCTCCAAGATCGAGAGCATCGGAATGGGGTCGCCTTCCCCGAACAGAGCGCGGCCCCGAAAAACCTTGCCGTTGAGGTCGTGGGCATACCCATTCGCGATGGTGATGCCGTCCATGACCCCTGTAATCCGCTTCAGGACGTAGAGCCGCAGTGGGTCTGGCAATGGGATCGGGTAAATCTTATGAAGTGTCGCCATGTCGTCCTCACCGTTCAATCAGCCGCGAAAACTCGTCGGCCATAAAGTCGCTCAAATAGTCGGCTCGGTCAGAGGCTACGCCACCGCCGTCCCCCGCCCGAAACACTTGGTCCACGGAAGGGCCGTAGAGCAAGTATAGGTTGCTTTCAACCCGCCGGAAATACCGCTTGTTGGTCAGAGTCTCGCCGGGCCGTAGGCGCATCGCCAGTCCGAGATTGCTCTTGGTCTCGATGTCCCCCGACCCCGCGCGCAGCTTCATCACGAAGGCTCGGCGCATGAACCGGGCTTTTCCCGGCGAGACCATGACGTGAACCCCAGCACGGCCCCCCGGCTTGGGGTTGCCTGTGGTGAACCGCGCCAAGGACGTAGCCGCGCCGCGACCCCTGATCCGGGCTTCAAGATTGTTGGGGTTCGCCGACTGTGCCACCGTCAGGCGGCCCGTGGACGGCTTCAGGTATCCGGCAGGGAAGTTCACTTGATCGTGTATGTCGTCTGCGATCTTGGCGCGCCCGTGGGTCGCAGTCCTGTTGATCGCTTGGGCTGCCTTGACGCGCCGGACCTGCGGGTCCAGTCCCGGGATGTTGGTGAGTTCGTCGAGTCCTTCGATGAAGACTCCCCACGTCGAGGACGCCATTACAAGTCCTCCGGTGTCGTCTTCCCGCCGAGTTCATCTTCGGACATGCGCGAGACCTTCACAGACTGCGTGATGCCGTCCACCGGGTCCAGCGTGTCGAGGTAGTAGCCTTCCGCGGCCGAGAGGATAACCATCTCTGCGCGCGCGGGCTGGTGTTCTGCGATCAAGAAGATCAGGGACGATACAGGCTCTTGGACCTCTGCGTAGGACAGGTTCGTCCCGGAGAGGTCCCCAACAGCCTTGATGTCCGTCGTGCGACGAACGTGGACAAGCCCGACGAGAACGCCCGACTTGTCATACAGGACGGCAGGGCGCTTCATCGTATCGTGAAGCCCCTGCCGCGCCCGGTTCTGGATGTCGGCGATGCCCATCAGACCAGATCGGTTCCGTCGCCGCCTTCGCCGCCTTCGCCGCCTTCGGGGCCTTCGGGGCCTTCGCCAGCTTCCGCTGCGATAATGGCTGCCCGGAGATCGTCCACCTTGGCCGACGTGTCGACTTCCAGTTCATTTTCTTCGGCGTAGGCGACCAGTTCGGCTTTCTTCATTTTGGAAACATCTGTCCCCGCCTGATCGTCGTCGTCATCGTCGACGGGGGCTGCGGCTGCTGCCGGATACACGCCGGAGGTCAGTTCTTTGAACTGCTCTTTGTCGGACGCATTGAAAATCGTGCCGGGCTTCAGTTCTTCGACCACGGGCGCTACGGCTTTGATGCCTTTGCTCGGGTCTGCTGCGGTGCCGGGTTTCTTGGTGCGTTGGACCACGTTGATCGCACGGAGGCGTAGGTTAGCCATTGGAAATCTCCTATTGATGGCGTTGCTGGGGTTCGGAGCAAAAAGCCCGGAGGGGTCGCCTCCGGGCCTCTCTTAGTGGGTTACACCACGGTCTTGCGGAAGGTGTTGTTCGTGCCGACCGGAACCATCAGCGGAGCCGATTGGGTCATCACGAATGTCGCCGACGGGTCTTCCTCGTCCCACATCTTCGAGAACATCGGGTAGGGTTGCCAGCCCGCCTTCTTGTCCTGAACGGAACCGAAGCAGCGAACGCCGTTGACGGATGGCCCGGTGAGGACCACATCCTTCGGAGACATGAACGGAACAACGGAACCGGCCGGGTCTTGGTAGTAGTCCGAATAGACCACGATCTCGGTCGTGCCGTTGATCTTGCCGACGCGCTCGACTTCCAGACCTTCCATGACCCCAAGGTTCATTTCCAGACCGTTGTTCGAGTTGCGGAAGTCCAACTTCAGGAGTTCACGAAGTTCGTCGTCCTGACGCATGACCTCCCAAGCATCGGTGCCGACAGTCAGACGATTGGTCGCGCCGCCGAACTTGGCGTCACGAACAGTCTTCTTCATTCCTTCGATGTCCGACAAGATGGACACGCCAGCCTGACCCCAACGGTTCGACCCGGTGAGGGTTACGTCGTGGCCTGCGGCCCGCTCAAAGTCCACAACCGTCCGGGGGTAGTCGTCGCTTTCCAGCGTGACCTTGCCGTAGATCGTGGCTTGGGCTGCAAGCCATTCCCAGCGGCGCTCGATGGCCTCGCGGTGCTGGCGAAGGATGTCACCGATGATCGCGTTGTAGCGAGACTGCGGGGACATGGGCGCTGCGCCCGGCGTCAGTTCGCCAAAGCCTGCAACACGCTTGATGACGTGCGTTGCAGAAACGGCGTCCTTCGGCTTGACGTAGGCGGGTTTGACGCGCTGGACCTGCTCGGCAGCCGAGTAGATCGGTTTGCCTTGTGTAGTCGGGACGACCAGAGGGGCGATCTTGCGATTCTCGGTGATCCGAGAGAAGTCGATGTATTCGTCATCGAATTGGATTTCCGAGCCGTAGAAGCCCAGCCAGTAGTTCGATGGCGATTCCATCTCGCGCATGACCGCACCAAGGGTCGCCGTGTCGTGGAGAGTATTTTGGATCGACATGGTTTCTTTTCCTTGTTGCGGCGATCAGAGAATCTGATCGGAGTTGTAGTCACGTTTGCTGACAAAGATCGTCGGCGAAACGGAACCCTCAAAGGCAGCGGCCTTCTTGGCGTCGGTATCGTAGCTGGCGTCCCAAACGAGGGCGTCCATGCTCCAATGGCCTTCCCGGTAGACAGCGAAGGTCGCGGTCTCGCCGTCGGGGATCGAAACAGGTTGCGCCGCGATATAGTTCGCGCAGCCAGCATCCCGCGTGGCGTTATAGACAGCCAGAGCGCCCCCGGTGGACGACAACACGGAATAGAGATCGAGCGAGATGTCTGTGCCGGATGCCGTGACCGTAATGTTGGTCGGGGTGGGAACGCCTTCGCCGAAGCGTGGTTCGTCCATATTACCGAAGGTTTCGGACTTGAACTCCGCAACACCCGGTTTGCCCATCGGGACTTTTGTGTCAACAGCCATTGTGTTCTCCTATTGACTTTAGGTTATGTGGGTTGCCCCACGTTCCGTGCGAACCGGGAGGTTACGCGCGCTTTTTGCCGGCGCCTGTAAGGGCTTGGAAGTCGGCGATGATGGAGTCGGCGCTGTTGGCTTCTTCGCCGCTTGCGCTCTCTGCGGTTGCCCCGACATTCGGATGACCGTCAGCGTCCATCGTCGCGCCGAAGGGCGTGGCGGTTGCTTCCGGTGCATCTGCTTTGGGGGCTTCAGCCGTCGCTTTGGCTTCTTCCGGCAGGTCCGCCAAGAAGGCCGTGGCCTGCTCGACAGTCATGTCGGTGTTCAGCACGGCGGACAGGGCTGCCTTCGGGCGAGCCTTACCTGCGTCTGAACCGAGGATCGCAGTTGCGCGTTCCTTTTCAGCCTGACGGCCAGCGGTCTCACCCGAAGTCGTGGCGGTAGCCACGTCTGCGTCGTAGGTCGCCTTTGCCACAGTATCGTCTTGAGTGGCCTCGGCCACGGTGGTTTTTGGTTTCGTGGTCATTTGAATATCCTCTTCTTCAGCCACTTCTTCAGTAAACGCGATCATCTCATCATCGAGAGCGCCGATCCGATCTGCGAACCCGATCTCGATGGAGTCCTCTGCATCGTATGTCAATGCTTCAGTCCCTTTGATGGCATCTTCGTCCATGCCGCGATTGCGCGCAACCGTGGATGTGAAGACGCCATAAATCTTATCCACTCTTGCCTGAATACGCTGTTTCACGGCGTCAGGCAACTTCTCATAGGAATTGCCGTCGACCTTGTGCTTCCCGGCGTGGATGAGAGTCACTTCGACGCCCATGCGATCCATCGCCTTTTCGGCGTTAATGTGCATGGTCACAACGCCGACCGAACCCGTGCCACCGGAGCGGGTTACGGTGATCTCGTCCCCGACCGAGGCGAGGGCGTAAGCTGCGGAATAGGCGTGATCTGCGGCGAAAGAGCGAATCGGTTTGGTCCCACGCATGTCATGCAGCTTGTCGACCAACTCAAAGCAACCCGCTACTTCGCCGCCGACAGAGTCGATAACCAGTGCAATGGCCCGGACTTCCGGGTCTTCCATACCGCGCATGACGGCCCGTTCGATGTAGTCATAGCCCGTGGCCCAGCGGCCAAGCTGGTATGGGAAGCGGTTCAGGAGCGTCCCTTGGACCGGAACCTGCAAGACGCCTTTGACGACCACATAGGGCCGCAGCATCGAGCGCCAGTCGTCCTCGGCCCAGAACTCGTCATCGTCAACCGACGCGACCGTGTTCATGTCTGCGGTCATGGCCTCCGAATGTTCGTGGGCCAGAACGAAGTCGATGCTCGCCTTGAAGAACGTCGCGCCGTCTTGGGAAACCAAGAGCGGGCGAGCGTCGAAGCTGGCGAGGAAGGGCTGCGCGTTACTCTGCATTTGTGTCATCGTCTTTGGTCCCTTCATCTTCCGCGTCGACTTCGCGAGTCGTGCCGGAGGCTGCGTTTACCGAATTGTCCTCGAACAGTTCGATGTTGCGGTCGTCCCGCTCTTTGGCCTCGCGTTCGAGTTGGGCATACACCTTGCGGTAGTCCTTGCCAAGACGGGCCAGTTCGTCCTCGTGAGTGGACAAGCCATACTTGATCCGCAGAACGGCAGCCTGTGTCTCTTTGAGTTCGTCGATCTGGCCGCGAGCAGCCCCGATCCACTCCCCGGCGCACAGGGCGTCGAACATCATGTTCAGTCCGCCGTTGGTGTAGAGCATCCCGGCCATCGTTGCTGGGAAGGACTTCAAACGATTGGCGTTGATCGCTTCTTCCAGCCACAGACGGAAGATCGCGTTCGCCATCTCATCGGCGACCAGTTTCTTCCGGCTCTGCATGAACCGCCACGTCGAGGCCATCGCCGCACGGGCGGACGAATAGTTGGTCTTGGTGAAGTCCCGAGCCAGTTCCTCGTAGGAGATGTTCAGGGACGACGCGATGTAGCGAAGCAGCCCGGTCTCAAACTCTTGGCCCACGCCACCGGGGTTTCCGGCAGGGTGCAGCTTGAACTTAGTTCCGGGAAACATGTGCGGCACTCTCACGCCGTCCATTTTCATGTGCTTGGACGAGCCAACGTATTCGCTGACTGCGCCCAGATACTTCTCTGCGTAATCTGCAACCGACTGGCCGGCATTGCCGGAGCCGAGTTGCTGGTAGACAGCTTCCGGGGGCAGGTCCGACTCGATGGACGCAGCATACATCGCGTTCACCACGGCGTTCTGAAGCGTCACATCCCGGAACTTCTGGGTGATGTGGATTTCCTTCAGGGCCGACACGATGTCCGAGACCGCACGGGTCTGGTCCACGCGCATTTGCTCGCGGATGTAGATGACCTGCTTGCGACCCCAAGGCTTCTCGGCCTTGACCTCTTTGTAAGAATTATACGCCGTGGTCGACAGCATGAGCACCCGGTAGTCGCTGGGATGGTCGACCCGGATGAAATACGACAGGTGCTTGCCGCGCGTGTTGTGTTTGATGCCGCCTCGGACGAGCGGGTTCGCCATCGCGGAGTCAGGCTGCGTCAGGCGATCCGTGTCGATCATCTGGATCGCCGTCTTGAAGTCCCGGCCCTTCTCGTTGATCCATTCCACCGTAGCGAGTGATTCCCCCGCGAAGGTGTAGACCCCGACGGTCAGCCGGATCAGGCTCGTGAAGGTGTTCTGGCCGGAAGCGTCGACCCACTTGCGCGGGGACTCTGCCCAGATCGTAAACAGGGCTTCAACTTCTTTCTGAAACTCGGTCGCCCAATCTTCGTCCAGCCCGAGGGCTTCCGTGTTGGGCTTGGAGTTGAGGGCATACATGGCCCCAACGATGCCGTCTTTGTGGATTGTGGCTCCGCCTTGGACATAGGCGTCATTGCGGCCCACGTCGCGCGCCCGTGAGTCCACCAGCCCCTTGACCGGGAGCAGGTCCGCGTCCGCAGATTGCAGGGGCGGAGACCATGAAGCGATGCCCTTGTCGAAGCGCGCCGCGCCGTCATATGCGCCGCCAAAGGCCATGTCGCGCTGCGGGGTCCCGACCAGTGCGTCGATCTCGGCCAGTTCGTTTGGGTCAATTACAGTAGCTTTCATATCAAAACCAGACCTTCATGGGACCCGAGATCGACACTTTGCCGAGGGCCAGTTTCATTTGCTGGATGTAGGCCCGAAGACGATCCACACTGCCCGCCTGATACTCGACGCGCTCGCCGTTCTGATCCACATAGACCTTGGCTTGTTGTCCGGTCATAATCAGGTGGTAGGCGTTCTCTGCGTCAGTCAGGCGCGAGGTCATTAGGGTCTTTTCATCTTCTGTCAGGGCCATGATACTCACGCTAAATTTTCTGCCAATTTTGATAGACCATAACTCGACTTCTTTTCAGAGTCGAACGGTTTGGACTTCTCCCGAGGATCGTAGACCATATCGTTCAGGTCCCATTCCTCGGCCCAGCCCGGCGGGTCATCCCACTTGATATGGTCAAAAGCGATCTGGGGCAACAGGCATGTCGCCAAGTGGTAGGCCATGAGGTCCCAGCTTTCGTTCCGGTGCCGGAGCGGGTTGATCCACCCCTTAGAGGCGTCTTTGACCTCTACGGTCATCTCGATATAGAAGTCATCCGACAGCCAATTCGGGAACATCCAACGCCCGCCGGGATCGAGGCGATCCAGCATATTGTTAAGAGAATCCTTGATGTCGTGCGTGTTGATGAACATCACAGGGATTTCACCGCGCGCCCCGGCCATGCGATCCTTGCGTTGGGAGTCCGGGAACGTGACGTTGACCCGTGGGGCCGTGCGAGACGAGGCCCCTTTCAAGAGCAGGAAACGGCCTGCGTATTCAGAAAACCACTCGTATTCGCCTTGCTCATTGCTGGTGTCGATGTCGTCGGTTTCCCCGTGGCGGAGCCAACGAACATAGTCGTAAGCGTTTGATGTCACACCAGCTTTACCACCGGAGTCGCATACCGTGAACCTGATCCCCATCATCCGGCCAGAGCCATCGCCGAGAGGGTAGGTCTTGCCGAGGACTTCCTCGCCGAGCAGCTTCCAGTCCTCCGCATGGGAGCCGGGGTTGATCCAATACCGCTCGCCGTCGGGGTCGAGCCGCTTGGACTTGCGGATGTCGAAACGGTCGATGACGATCCGGTCACTGTTGGAGTAGACGCCTGTGACCTGCACCACGAAGCGGTTCTTTTGCACGTCGATTGCTGCGGTCATAAACCGAACACCCGGCGGAACCGTGCGGTGGCCGTAATCCTTGGCCCGTGCCTTCAGGGTCTCCGGCGCGCGATCCGAAGAAAGCATCTTGGGGATGTAGGGCGTCCCTTGGTCGGTGTTTACCGTGGCCTTCAGCGCTTTCTCGGAGCCTGTTGATTCGTATTCCCGCTCGGCGGACAGGTGCTTGAACACCAATTTATCCCACGTCGAGAACGTCGCGGCCACGCCTTTAAGCCAGAACGAAGCGATGTCCGAGCGCGTCGGAACCCCGTGCATCTCGCCGTTGGGCATCCAATGCTGGCCGTCCCGGACCCAACGCCCGGCGATGTTCATCTCGCGCTTGGACGGATGCCCTGTGCCTGTGTCGTGCGCGTAAATCTGATTGCAGTGGGGGCAGCGCAAGACGGCGTTCTCGGAACACTCTTTGAGGTCTTCCGAATCAGGCCAGTGCAGGAGCGAGAAGTCTGGTTCAAACGGGTTCTCGCACTTCACGCAGCGCCAATACCAGCGCCGACGGTCGCCCTTGTTGTAGAGCGCCAAAATCCCCGGCGTGGGCATCGCCTCGTGCCGGGTCTTCAGGATGTGCTTGGGGTTCTCGACCTCGAAGCCGGGGGAGGATTCTGCCACGGTCATACCGAAGCGGCGATAGGTGTTCGTCCGGGCTTGGGCCAAGTCGAAACCCGAGCCTTCGCCGTCCACGTCCTCGAAAGCCCCGCCACGGTCGTAGTCGGTGATCCACATGCGCGGGATCGGGCGGCCCGACAGGACTTTGACCGACGGCCAACCCAACGAGAGCATCATGCCGGACGTGTATTGCTTATCGAACACGTTGTCCTCGGCGGTGCCGACCAGCATCTCCCCGATCAGCGGAGACTGCCTGTGCAGGCGGTCGACCCGGCGGATCGAGAAGTCGCGGGCCGTGTCTTTGCCCGTCTGGACCAGCATCATATCCGCCGGGTCATTCTTGACCGCGTAGGCGAGCCAGTTGGAGAACATATCGGTCTTGCCGCACTGCGACGGACCAACAAAGGCCATGCTTGTGAACTCGGTCGACGTGAGGATGTCCATCGGCTCGACGAGGTATGGCGTCGTGTCGTTCTTCCACGGGCCAACGTAGGAGCCGGGGCTGTTGATCTCGCGGTATCTCTCCGCAGCCTGTGATACCGTCATCCGCTCGGGAGGTCTCGCCGCAGCCGCAGACTGGACGATGATCGCTTCGAGCGTGTTAGATGAGTGCATCGGCTTCTGGGTCATCATATTCATCTGCTGCCTCTACCACGGTGTTCTCGACGCGGAAGCCCGCGTGGATGTCCGCTTCTCTGATTGTTTCTTCGTATTCATCTGATTGTGGGCCGGACGACTGCTCCTGCATTTGCCGCACGAGGGTATCGTAGATTTCCCCCTGCAACTTGTCGCCCATGCGAACGAGGATTTCCTGCTGCGCCTCGGACAGCCCGGCCTCCCCGCGCACCGTATCCGGCCATAGCTGGATCGTGAACTTCAGGGTTTGGAATGTGTCCCCGAGGACTTCCCGGACCTTGACCGTGCGCCACAGGTCGCCCGCGTTTTCCTGCCACTTCTGCTCCGCCAGTTTGGCAGCCCAAAACGTCTGCTGCATAGACGGGGGCAGGTCGCCCTTCTTGATCGAGCGCATGAAGTCCGCGTGGCTGATCTTCGGAGGAATCAGGTAGGCCGCAGCTTCCTTCAGATCATACTTGCGGCCTTGGATACCCCGCCCGGTCATCTTGCCGGGGTTCACGGGCGCACAGTCCGCGAGGCGGCGCTTCACGTCCTTGGGGTCGATCTTAAACACCGACGCCAGCCAGCCCACGGTCACGCCGCCCAGAGCGTCGTCTGAAGCGATCTCGGCGTTCGGCGTGTTCTGCCCGCCCTTCTTCGCGAGCCTACGGCCCTCTGCGTGTCTCGCCAGTGCTTCGTTCACGTCACTCATGCCGCCACCTTCATTACGTTGTCCAGCCGGACCCCAACGCAGTCCGTGATCTGGTCCTGTGTCGCGCCCTTGGTCGTCAAGACCCCGAGGACGTTCGCGTCTACCGTTCCCGCCGCGATGATCCTGTGTAGGAAAACCCGGTCGGCCTTCTGCCCGGACCTGTGTAACCTCTTGATAAATTGGCGATATAATTCCAATGACCAAGTAAGTCCGAACCACACGGCGATGTTGGAGCCGTGCTGGAAGTTTAGCCCATGTCCGGCGCTCGCTGGGTGCGTCAGGAGCATCCTGATCTTCCCGGCGTTCCAGTCCCGGACATCCGATTGCGATTCCCCGAAAATCCGAACGTAGGGAAACCGCTTCTTTATAGCAGCTTTATCGAACTGGAAGGAATAGGCAACTAAAACTGGACGACCAGCGGCTTCCTCCATGATGGATTCCAGCGCGTCCAGCTTCTCCGTATGCAGCTTCACCGACTCCTTGGGCAGCTTGCCGCCCGTCTCTACGTCGAACTTGTCCCCGAGATACATGGAGCCATTCGCGATCTGAAGCAGCTTCCCGGTCAGGACGCCGTTGTTGACCGCCTCGACGATCTCTTTGTCCCCCGCGCCATTGACGACCTCGACAGCCATCTCGCGCTCGAACTCCCGGTAGACCTTCATCGCCTTCTCCGGCAGATGGACAACATGATCGCGCTCGATCATCGGGGGCAGGTCGAGATAGTCTTCTTCCCGGAGACTGAAAAACAGGTCGTCGATCTTGCCCATGATCTCGGCTTCCGCGTGGGGGCGGGCTTCGATCCCATAGGAATACTTGCTCTCGATGAACCAGCGGTTCTTGTAGGCCGTCATAGAAGACCCGAGCCTGTGTCCGTCGTCGATCACCGAGATCGGCCCCCAGAGGTCTACCAGCCCGTTTGGCGATGGCGTCCCCGAGAGTTCGATCACCCGGTTCCATGACCGCTTGTGCGAGTGGATGACCCCGAGTTCTGTCAGCCCGGGCTTGATGCCCTTCTTGCGCTGTTCTTTGCTCTGGGTGACACGCTTCATGCCTTTCTTCAGGCGCGAGGCTTCGTCGTAGACCAGACAGTCGAACGGCCACCCCTTGCCCTCGAAAACCTCGTGCAGCCAGCGCAGGTTTTCCCTGTTGATGATCGTGACCTGCGCCGGGCTATACCGTAGCGAGGCCATGCGTTCTTGCGCGTTCCCGGTGACGACCCGGAACGTCATGCTGCGGGCAAAGTCCCATGTCGCGATTTCTTCCGGCCATGTGTATTCCGCGACCCGGAGCGGAGCCACGATCAGGGGCCTCCGAAAGACCCCCTGACGGATGCCCTCATGCAGTGCGAACAGGCTCGATCCGGTCTTCCCAAGCCCCATCTCGGCGGCCATGTAGCAATCCTGTTCAAGCATCTTGCTCGACATCCACCGCTGGTATCCCCGGAAGTCGTCGTATCGGAGAAGCCTGCCGGGTGGGCCGTAGAGCAGTTCGACTGACTCGATGTCCGTCAGGTGCTTGGGCAGTATGATCTTGGGTTTGCGGCTCATATCAGCCTACCCTCCGGCGTCATGCGCGGCACAGGAAGCCCGAGGACCCGGCAGGCGTCGTCGATCCGGTCGCAGACGTAGACCGTCATCCCGGCCTTGCGCATCTTGTCATGTTCGAGGCGCTGCCCGGAGCGTGGGGCCTCCCCCGGTGCCTTGAACTCGATCCAGATGTCCCGGTCGTAGGTCTCGTGGGCAAAGACCCGATCCGGCGCGTTGCGGCGTCCCTGCCAGTTGACCTTGCGGACAAAACGGCCATGCCGCTCTGCGATGTCGACGACATTCAGTTCCACATAGTCTTCGTCGATCTCAAACTGCTTCGCCATCACCAGCCCCGGCACTTAGGGCATTGCTCAAAGTCGAGAACGCCATGCTCGCAGCGGGCCATCATGCCGCGCACGAACGACGCCTTCTGGGCTTCAATCTCGTCTTCCGTCATGGGCGGAGCCGCCTTGGCTTTCGCGATCAGGGCGTCCAGTTCTGGGTTCGGGGGCGTAGGTTTGGTCAGCATGTATCAGTCCTTCATAAACACGGGGGAGATGAACCCGGCAGAGCCGAGCGGAATGTCCGGTCCCCACGGGGGCGGGGTCTCCATGCACTCGATCAAGATCGCCAATTCTTCCTCGGCTTTGTCCTCCATCGACAGCCCGATAATTTGGTCATGGACATGCAGGCGCACGTCGAGACCCGCGTTCATCGAAAGCATAATGCCGTGGGCCAGAAGATCGCGCGAGATCGCTTGGTCGGCGTTCTCCGTCAGCTTACCCGGATGTGTCGTCATGCGAACCCACTGCTTGCGGTCGTTCAGGCCCTCGTAGGTGATCGTCTCTTTCATGTCGCCCCAAGGGGCCTTCACCATCTCGACGCGCGGACGAACGTAGTGCAGCGCCCGGCCCGATGGCAGGATCATCCGCAGGAAAGGCCCGAGGCGGTCGAACGTGATCTTGGCATAGCCCTCGCCGTAGCTGGCCGGGCGGCCCGTCTTGATGCACTTCTTGGCCGCGCGCTCGATCCCATACCAGTAGGTCTTGACCTCGTGAAACTCGCGCCGGAAGGTGTCCACCGACAGCTTGGATTGCTCCGGGGTAAAGTGCTTCACTCCCATGTCCCAAGCGTAGCCCAGAAGGCCCGTGGCTTCGATCTCGCCCGTCTGGCGGTTGACCTTCTTCTCGCCCGCGCCCAACATATAGCCGCAGCCCAGAACGCCCGGCTTCGCGATGGTCCGCTTGGCCCCGTTCCCCTGCGTCTTATACTCATACCAGAGCGCGTCGTAGGGCATGTCGTAGAGGTAGGTCGCGAAGTCGATGTAGGGGTCGCGCTTGTTCTTGAACACGTCCAAAATCTTCGTGCAGCCCGACATCCACCCAAGGACGCGGTTCTCGATTGCGTTGAGGTCGGCGTCGATCAGCAACATGCCCTCGGGGGCTTGCGCCGCCGGGCGAATCGTGGACGCCAAAAGGTCGAAGACATTCCCGTAGACCAGTTGCAGAGCCTCCCAATCCAGATGCTCTACCTGCTTCGCGTGGATGTAGATGTTGCTCTCGAACCGATTCTCCGGGCGAGGGAGGTTCTGCGGCTGGAAGACTCGGCCAGCCCACCGCCATGTCCGCTGCGCTCCGCAGAACTGAAGCACGTTGCGGAGCATCCCGTCGCTATCAGTTGCGTTCAACAGGGAGTCGAACTTCTTGATCGACGAGCGCGAGGTTTCGAGGCGCAGGTCCAGAACTTCCTTCAGCGCGTCGTTCGCGCGATACTCGTCCCACTGCTCGTCTCCCCAATGGTCCGGCTTCTCGTCGAAGTAGGCTCTGGCCGTCTTGATGTGGCCCTTTTGGCAGTCGTCGAACATGTATCCGTGGTCTTGAAGCCACGGCTTCAGTTGTGCCGTAGACGAGGCGTTCTCCAAGCCGGAGACCTCGTTCATCCGGGCCTGCTGGATCGCCATGACCTCGTGGTAGACCTTGGAGGCGTTTGCCACCATCTGCATGTTGATCGGCAGCCCGGCCTGATTGATCCGTTGGTCCATGTGCCACATGGCCCATTCTTCCTCGGACATCGAATTGAACTGCATCAGGCGGCGCGCAATCGCGCCCTCGGACTTCACATCGCGACGGTTGTAGGTCAGGTATTTTTCGTAGTCCTCAACGTCGTCATACCAGTAGGTGCGGAGCAGTTGCCCCTTGGTCGCTTTGCGCTGGGACTTCTTGCGGATGGAGAACTTGCGCATCAGGCGCTTGCCGTCCTCGTCCTTCAGGTGTTCGTCGTCGAGGTTGATGATCGGCCCGGCCTTGTCCAGCCCCATAGGCAGCGAGCAAGACGCCGCGAGGATCATGGAGTCTTTCCACTGCTCGATCACCGTCGGAATTTTCAAAGTGTTGAGCGTGATCTGAATCTCGAACGAGGCGTTCCAAGCCCATTTTTCACACTCGGGGTCGACGAGGGCTTCGGCGACGATCTTCGGGATAGGCTGGCCCCCGGCTGCGTCCCACTGGTCGACCCGGCCGTTGTCGTTGAACTCGTAGGCCCCCATCAGGACCTCGGTGCTGCCATGTCTGGAATATCGACTGGATGCCACTTCCCGGAGATCGAGATCGCTGTAAGTTTCAAAGTCGAGTCGGATCAGATCGGTCATGGAGCCTCACGGGGATGAAGGTTTGAGGCGGCCCGGAGGCCGCCTCGGTCATCTTATACGAGCGAATCTTCGTCGTCGTCGTCGCCACCAGCTTCGTCGCCGATGGAGCCTTCTTCGCCCACCATGTCGTCGGTAAATTCTTCGTCGACATCGACAGGAGCCGCGCCGGAGAAGGCTTCACCATCACGGAGGAACTGGACCGCTTCGAGCGAGGCGTTGATACGCTTGCCGTGTTCGTTGTCCATCGCCCAGACGCGGATGATCGCGTTCACATAGCAACCCGCATAAGGGCAGGCCGATTCGCCGGGCTTCGCAGGAATCCACTTGGAGTCTGCGTCTTTCCGGTTCGTGATGATCCGGGGCGAGCCATCATCGCCGCGACGGTTGGTAGAGACATAGAGCATGTCCGCGTAGCCATTCCAATCTTCGAGATCGCCGTCGCGAAGGCAGACCTTCTCGGGCTTCAGCTTGGGCCACTTGGCCTCGTCATCGCCCCACTTTTTGCGCTTCGCTGCCGTGGCGGCTTTCTGGACGCGAGCCTTGTTGTTGCCCTCGTCGTTCGCTTTTTCGATCAGGAAGTTCGCGCCGTAGACCATGCGGGTCGTGCCGTCATCGTTCTTCTGTTCCTTCGGTTCAAAGATGTTGGCAAACGACAGGCGGACGCCGAGCAGCGTAACCTGAAGTTCCTTGTCTTTTTTCTTTTTGTCATCAGCCATTTAAGGTCTCCTAGATGAGTGTGTCAGTCTCTTGTGCTGCTTCGTCGAAAGCGTCGTCTAGCTGCTCACGGCGACTTTTTACCGGGGTCTTCCCCGATTCCGATGGGACAAGCTGCGGCTTGGCTTCCCCCTGTTCCACGAGGGCTTCAAAGAGCCTCGCGTATTTCGATCTGCCGACCAGTTCCTCTACGGCGGTCGGCGTCATCCATTTCTTCTCCCAAGCGTCGTCCTTGAGACGCATCTCCATGATCGGCCCGGCCTTGTCGATGTCCTTCCACTTGCGTCCGGGGCGACGGCCCTCGGCCAAGAACATACCGGGAACTTCTACCCCATTTTCCGCGTCGATGAAAGCCTCGGCATGGAGGGCGTCGAGGTATTTCTTGATCTGCGAGGTCGCCATAACGAGGGCAGACCGTTGTTCCGGCGTCAGCGCCTTGCGGTCCCGCAGGTCCAGATCGGAGCCTGACAAGAAGGCAATGTCAAGGTCATCGACCGAGATGTCAAAGCCCGAAAGAACGAAGTCGCGCTCCACCGGGCAGACTTGGTGGCGGGAGGCCGGGCAGAACCGACATTGCTTTTCGCCGGGGACCAAAGGCGCGTCGTCGCGCTCTGTCATCTCCGCGTCGGCCTTGATCTTACGGCCCTCGGTCAGCAACTCTCCGACCGTCGTTTTCCAGACGCCACCGCCACCGGGCGCGCGAGGCTGCTCAATGTTGATGATGACCTCGATACCGTCGGCCCAATCCGGGTTGTCGTCCAGCCAGTCTTCCACGGTCTCGGGAGCGCCGTGTGGGGCCGGGCGCGGGCCTTCGGCTTCCTGATACTGGCGGAAAGACTCCTCTGCGAACATGTCGCGGGCGTAGGTGGACCAGAACCCAAGGAAGTAGAGCATGGCTTGGTCGTTGTGGTATGGGGCCACCGGAACCCCGGCCCCCCACTTCCAATCGAACACGACGATCCGGCAGTTCTCAATGTCGATGATTCCGGCGTCGGACGTGCCGAACTCGCCTTCTCCGACCCACTCTTGCAGGTCCAAACGCTTCTCGACGAGCAGGAGGGTTCCGGGGCCTTCGTAGGCCCGAATCCAGTCGATCCCCGGCTGCATCTTGGTCGCCATCTCCTGATCGAACTCCAAGACAATGGGCTGGCCGTTGGCTTCGACTTCCATCAAGGAACCGACCATCATGTGCTGGTTCACGTCAAATTCGAGGGTCAGGGCCGCGAACTCGTGGAACACGGTTCCCAGCGCAGCCTCGATCCCGGCATCGTCCGGCAGCCCACGGCAGAGAACAACCGAGCCGGGGCATGGCCGCCAGCGGTGCGCGGCTGAAGGGCCGCGTTCGGAGTGCAATCTTTCAAGGGGGTTGTCGGTCATCACGGGCCTTCAATCTGGGGAAGTAGGCCCCGCCGCTTACGATTGCGCCGGACGGGGCCGATAAGACAGGAGGACCTGCCTTAGACGAGGGATTTTTCTTCTTCGCCGTCTTCGTCTTCGGGTCCGCCGTCGAACTCGACTTCTTCGCCAGCTTCAAACTGCGCGAGATAGCCGAGGGCTTCGTCGAAGTTGTCTTCGGGGATCGCAGTGGCTTTGGCTGCACCGAAGTAGTCGACGATGGCCTTCACGTTCACCTTGGCCGCTTCACGTTCCTCCGTGTCGCCAGTCTTCATGTATTTGCCGAACGCGGCTGCGATGTCGTCGACAGAGGTTTTCTTCTTCGCGGCTGCCTTGGCTGCGGGTTTTGCAGCGGGCTTCGCGGTTGCCTTGGCTGCGGGTTTCGCAGCGGGCTTGGCAGCGGCTTTTTCTTCCGCCGGGGCTTTGCCGCCAGACGCCAGAACTTTTTCGAGAAGTTCGTTGTGGCGCTCTACTGCGACAGTGTTCTTGTTCAGGGCTTCTTCGAGGCTCATAGCATTTCCTTGCTGGTGGTTGTCAGAATCGGGTTCATTCCCGAGGCCCTGATATGGACTATCGGTAAGGGCTTGTCAAGTTACGTTTTACAATATATGTCTGGCACTCGACCCTCAACAGGAGATTCTAAGATATGCCCCGTAGCTATGACGAACCGAAGGCGCTGCAAGCCCTGCTTCTGCGCATGGTTCCCGACGAAGACCGGACCCAATCCCGCGTGATGTTCAAGATCGCGGAGAAGGTCGGATGCACCCGCGCGACCTTGTATAACTGGATCAACGACGAAAAAATCCCTGCGCACCGTGCCAAGGAAATCGTCGACATCTCGAATCGTAACGCGGAGGCTGGGCTTCTGTCCGACCCGTTGAGCATCGACGAGTTCCACAAGTTCGTTTACGCTGCCTGATTCTGGGGACCTGACGATCTCATAGGCAGCTTTTAGCAACCTCCGAAACCAACTCGGGGGATCAACTCTCTGACGGCATGGGCGACACATGGGCAATAAAAAAGACAATGAAAACCAGTTGATGAAATTCGCCGAGGGTCGCAAGACGAACTTCGGCAAGGTCGAGAACAAGGTGGTTCCCCTCGGACGATTCGTTCGCTCTTTCGTGGAACCCGTCAGGACCGGAGAGACCCGTGCTGAATACGACAACCTCGACGACCAGACCCAGCTTCGCAAGAAGGCCGAGAACGGCTGGCGCTTCCGCGCCCCGGTAGAAGGTGAGACGCGCAATCGGCGCTCCGTCCTCCCGGCGACGATGATGTCCTTCGACTTTGACTACACTACGGTCGAGTTCGCTGAATCAGTTCTCACGGGAGAACTGCTCGATGGCATCCCACACCTTGCCCACACCACCCGGCGGCATACCCCCGAGGCCCCGCGTGTCCGGGTCTACATCTTCCTTGAAGTCCCGGTCGACGCCGAGACCTACTCCGCCGCCAGTCGGATCGTTTGCCAAAAACTGATCGACCCGCAGATGGAGAACGTCGATCCGGTCTCGTTCCGTCCGGCGCAGATGATGTTCATGCCGACGGTCTCCCGCGACGGCGAATACCGCCACCACATCAGCCTAGAAGGCGACTTCCTCGACTGGCAATCTTACCTCGACGTGTTCGAGCAGGAGGTCGGCGACTGGCGCGATCTGCGCAACCTGCCGACCGTGGCCTCGGAAGGCGAACTCCGCCAGACCAAAGACAAGGCCGAAGACCCCACGGAGAAGGAAGGCCCGGTCGGCACCTTCTGCCGTAAATACGACATCGAAGACGCCATCGAACACTTCCTCTCGAACGAATACGAATCGGTCGACGAGAACACCGGGAAGCCCCGCTACACCTATCTGGGCGGCACCACCCGGAACGGGGCCGAGGTCCAAGACGACGGCCTGTTCCTCTACTCACACCACGGCTCCGACCCCTGTTCCGACATGCTCGTGAACGCATGGGACCTCGTGCGTATCCACAAGTTCGGCGGCATGGACGACAAGATCGACATGGACACGCCGATGGGCAAGCGCCCGTCGTGGAAAGCCATGATGGAGTTCGTGCTGAAGGACGCAGGCTACAAAGAGCAGCTTGTCGAGGAACAGTATGACTTCGAGGACGATCTGGACGATGCCTTTGACGAGGCGTTCGAGGGCGAAGCCGAGATCGACACGGGCCTGTCCGTCGCAGAACTGGCCGAGATCAACGAACTGCTCGGGGAACCCGAGGTCGACGAACACATCGCGCCCAAATACCTGCCGGGCGAGGATGGTCTGCCCGTCCTGACGGCATCGTCGAAGCCCACGCCCGAGAAGGCGAAGAAGGGCTGGCTGGCCCGCGAGTGTGCGTTCAACACCACGACCGGGATGCTGGAAAACAACCTCGACAACACGCGCGTCATCGTCCAGTCGGACACGCGCATCCACGGGGCCTTGCAGTTCAACGAGTTCAAGCACGAGCGCGTCCTGCGCCGCGACTTCCAGTCAGGCGTGATCGGCCTCGATACGATCTACTGCGACAACAAGCACGACGGAGACCCGTGGGAGGACTACCATGAGAACGTCATCCGCTCGATGCTGGAACACCCCAACGGCAACGGCAAGAAGGGCTACGGGATGAGGGTCACAGACCGTGACCTCCGCGCAGCCATCGACATCGCCGCCCGGCAGTTCTGCTTCCACCCGGTTCGGCAGCACGTCCTCTCATTCAAGTGGGATGGGGTCAGCCGGATCGCATACCTGTTCTCCAAATATCTCGGGACTCCCGACGACGAATACCACCGCGAGACCGCAACGATGTGGATGATCGCGGCCATCGCCCGTATCTTCGAGCCGGGCCACAAGTTCGACAGCGTTCCGATCCTCGAAGGTGCGCAAGGCTCCGGTAAGTCGACCTTCATCCGCGTCCTCGCTCTCGATTGGGCCGGGACCCTGACGGCCAACTTCTCGGACCCGCAGAAACTCATGGAAGAACTGAAGAACGTCTGGGTCGCCGAACTGCCCGAACTAAGCACGATGGGTCGTTCCAGCGTCGAAGACATTAAGCACTTCCTCGCGGACATCGAGACGACCGTGCGGATGGCCTACGCGCGCAACGCGACGACGTTCAAGCGCCAGCAAGTCTTCATGGGGTCCACCAACAACGACGAGTATCTGGCCGACCCTACGGGCAACCGTCGCTTCTGGCCGATCCGGGTCGAGACCGACTGGATCGACGTGAACGGCCTGAAGGACGAGATCGAGCAGATGTGGGCCGAAGCCGTCTACCTGTATCGCGTCATGCGCAAAGAGCAGCCGACAGGCAGCCTTCCCCTCTACCTGACCGGAGACGACGCCAAGACCGAGGCTCTGGCCCGCCAAGAGGACCGTCGCCAGTTGACAGAGGCCGACATCTACGAGGGCCAGATCGGCGCGTGGGTCGACACCCCGTATCGGGATGGAGACGACTTCGACGAAGCCCCTTGGGCCTTCCGCCACTCCGTCTGCGTCATCGAGATTTGGCAGCACTGCCTCGCCAACAGCAACCGTCCGACGAAGGGCCAGTCCATCGAGATCGGGCGCGCTCTGCGCTCGCTCGGTTGGAAGGCAGGCCGGAACCGTCGCTTCGGTGACTTCGGGACGCAGAAGGCGTTCTATCGCCCTCACGCCATCGCGGCCAAGCTGGACGAGCGGGCAAAGATGCTCAATACGGGCGATGATTCGTCCGGCGCACAGGACCCAGATAGCCTCATTTAATACCAAGGCTGGTGTTTGCGACTTTTAAGGCCCTCGTCCAAGGCGGTATTCATACCGGGAGGGCGGGGGCCTTATTGAATCCGGCGGTATTTTTCCCGACTATATACCACCGTGGGGACTTTTCCCCCAAAAAGCCGAATGTTACCAAAATCGTGTTACCAGAACGGGACTCGGTAGTAACAGGCTAAAACACCCCTGAAGCCCCTATTTTCGTTGGCTAAAATCACTTCCCGGAGGCGGGGGCGTTACCAAGTTACCACCGTTCCTAGGAGTTCCCGCCTGACAGCCACTATTTCACAAAAACCCTTTTTTCTTTTCCCTGTATTATAGTCTTCAAAACATGGTTATCTGGTAACATGGTAACATCCTTAATGGAATCAACGACTTAGGGCGTTACCAAGGCTGTTACCACCGTTTTTCGTGGTAACACCCCCTTTTTTACCACGGTAGTAAACCACGGCGGTATATCGCTCTGCTGGGGCATGTCCGGGGACCCCCGCACCCGACCAGAAATCAAAGCCTGTCAAGGAAATAATAGGTCAGCAACCCACCCCTATTTCCGGGGGCCATGTTACAAGAAGGCGATTTATTCGACATAAGGGGATGAATGTGGTGAATTATTGCGTGTTTTGCGACATACGCGCACGATCCTCCCACCAAAACGCAAAAAATCGGCAGAATTACCCAAAAATATGGACATAGTGATCGTCCGAGGCTCCGCGCACCCCCTG